AGATGATTTAAAAAAAGCCTCGTTTGTTTGTAATTTACAAAGCTTTGTTGATACAAGTAACCATGCTTATGCTTATTATTATCCAGGAGTTGCAGAGGATGATAACGGAAATAGGGTTGATTATAAACTTTACAGCACAAATAATTCCAATGGTTCCCCAAATTATTATTTGGCAGAGCTATATTTGTATCATAAAGTAAAACAAGATAAAGAGACAGACTTTAAGAACGCAGTTGTTGGTCATGTTGAGCAAATGATTAACTGGGTAAAAGACAAGAATAAATTTGCTTTCCCTTTCTTTGTGAGATTTGCACTAAAACTTTTTGATGGTAGTTACGCTCGTATATCAAATCCTATTATTTGTTATCCTTGCATCAACAAGAATTGTAGATTTGTAGAAGTATCTAAAGGAGATAAAAAGTTTTATCAAGAAAATAGTGCTAACAGTGGCTCTAATAGTGAGTACTTGTACAAAATAGGATATAGCGGTCTCTTCTTTAAGGCAAATATTGACAATAAGGAAAACTGGTCTGATATTGTTAAGGAGCTAGTTGTCTTTGCAACTAACGATGTTATACCATTCGAGCTAAACGAGGATTGGAAGTTCAAAGATCCAATGGAAGTTAACGATACTGTATTCTATAATGGAGGAGGGACTTATCATGAAAGTGTTATAAGCTTTAGACATTATAATTCTAGATTGGAAGGCTATCACCCTCTTGCTTCCGAATGGCTGATGCCTGTTTACAAGACGAATGAAAAGATTATTAAAGAGCTGTTGGAAAAGACTCAGTTCTACAAGTTGTTTTCGCTAGATTTAGACTCTAAGTATATTGATGGCGAATGGCATGATTCTTCCGAAAGAAGTGAAGGCGTTTCTGATATAAACATCATGGACAATGGTGTGGTAAGCACTTTGACAGAACAGGAACAGCTAAAGGTCGATGATTATTACGGATGGGCAAAGCTCGTTCCTAGCAAGTTGTTTACCTATAACAATAGACTTAACACGGTAGGAACTGCACGCTATCCATTTGAGGGCTTCAACTTCTTTGCGGACTGCAAGGAGGGTGTTAAAATCGAATACGAATATTATACTCACATCGTTAATCAGCAAATTGACACTTGGGTAAAGTCGGACACAAGCGACAACGTTGACCCGATGATATTTACAGGGTGGCTTTTCTATCCAGACCCATACGCAAAGGAAATGATTATCATGGTAAAGGGAGAGAAAAAAGGGTGGCATGTGAATCTGCATACTCATAAAATGCTAAATGGAGCATATAGTTTCGCAAATCTCCCTGTCCCTGGCAACGGTATAAAAATATCTGATATGGATATACCTACGGTTAGTGGTGATTTTGAGGATTTAAACTCTCAAATCTTTACCTCTGTTGTCAACAATCCTTTCGTCTTTGAAGCGTCGGGCGACAACACCGTTGGTACAGGCAAGATTCTTGGCATCGTAGCCAACACTGAGGCTGTGAGCCAAGGGCAGTTTGGTCAGTACCCACTGTTGGTGTTCACTAGTGAAGGTATTTACGGAATGTCGGTCAACAGCGAGGGACTGTATAGCGCAACCTATCCTATCTCCAGAGAGGTATGCTTGGAGAACTCGCCTCTGGTGCCTACCGACCGACTGATATTCTTTGCTTCCAAGAAAGGCTTGATGGCTGCGAGCGGAGGAAGCGTTGCATGTGTTAGCGAACAGTTGCGAGGTCGCCAAGCAGACCCAATGCAATACTACCGTCTGGAAGAAGGTCCTATCTCATTGAACCGAGTAGCCGACCTTAGCATCGTCAAGTTCTTGGTAGGTAGCCTTATCGCCTACGACTATCGTGACTCTCTCCTGCGCATCTTCGCCAAGGATAAGTCGTACCAGTACATCTACAATATGGTTGACCATACGTTTGCCGTAGATAACAGCGGCATCATAGCTCAGGCGGTAGTCAATGATTACCCTGACAACTTGATACAGGATGAGGACGGAAATGTATATTCTTTGACCGACAAGCCAGACATCAACGATGACGAGAACCTATATAGCGGCACCATCATTACTCGACCGATGAAGCTTGGCAGTTCGATGATTTTGAAGAGTCTTCGAGAGATTCGTAACATTCGTAAGACAACACAAGGAAAACTTACATTGAAGGTTTTAGCCAATAACAATGCGGGGCAGAACTGGTGCCAACTAACTAGTCTCCTTGGCAAGCCGTGGGCATTTTTTACCTTCGAATATACCCTGACCGACTTCAAGGCTAGCGATTCCTTCCAAGGCTCGGTCGTTGTCGTTCAGAACAGACGCTCCCTGTTGAGAGGACAAAACTAGGCGTTTCTGTGTTTTTCCAAATAAAAGAAGGCGACTGCTTGCAATGAGTAGCCGCCTTCAACTTAAAAACTCTAAACCTTATGAAGCACATTACATTTCAATCCACGCCCGACAAAGGCGGCAAAATATCCCAACCAAAAAGCATAAAGATGCAAGCATCCATTCACATTCGGCACGATCATCGTGCAAGTGATAAATGGCATCGCCTTCTTACAGGCATCCTTCCATCTGCCAGTCTCGCCCCACATCAGCCCGAAACTCGCAAAGAGGAATCCCGAAAGCCCCATCGTTGGCTCCGTTACCCACATCGGCAGATAGCTGGCTAAAATGCCAACACCCAACGCCCTCAGCGGTCTCATCCTGTTTCTTATGCTCCACAATACTATCAGATTGATAGCAAGATGAAAGATGTTGGCATGAAAGAAGCTATATGTCAGATGATTCCACCACGAACAACCCTCATAGAAACCGAAGTGCCAAGGGATGCACGCCAAGCATACCATGCTCAGAATCATCTTAGCAAGCAAGTCTCTCTGCCTTCCTGCTCGCCCTCGTATCTTTGAAACGATATTCTTTTCCATGCTTCTTCATTGAGGTGAATATATCCTTGAAAGTATCTGCGCTGATAAAAAACTCAGAGGCTGGTTGCGCTACCAAGAATTGGCAGATAAAGCGAAGCGATTTGCCTATAAATTCTTGTCTCTGAGACATTTGCTGCATTTTCTCAAACAGTTCCAAGTACATTCTTTGTTTCGATTCCTCCAGCTTCTCTATTTCAGAGGAATCGCCTTTTACCATCAGTGTCAGCGCATTGTATGCCCTCTTGGGGGTGATATAGAATCGGGGGGCGGCATGAGTCACAGTCTTGATGTATGCCTCTCGCTGAGAGTGGCACTTGGTATAAACCTCACGGTAAGCATCCATCAAGTCTTCTCGCATCTTGCAAGTCAGTTCAAAATTTCTTTTTACCATACTCCTTTGGCTATTAAGATGTTGCAAAGATACGCTTTATTTTTAACTTATCCAAATTATTAGAGTGAAAAGTTTCAAATTGTTACAGTTAAAGTAGTTAAAAAATATTCCTTTATCGGTTATGGTTTGTAACTTTTTTCTTATATTTGCATTCGGAAACATTTTCTAGGAACGCATTTCCCTTATAATTCGATGCTATTTTTGCTCAAAATTTAATTTTTTAAAATTAATTGGATTATGAAGTTATCATTTAAGAAAAAGGAAGTAAAAGATGAGCAACCCAGTGAAGACTTTCGGTTGCTAGTGAAGAACAATTGGTTAGACCGCCGCATTTTCGCTCTCTACCAGTTCGGCATCCAGTGGATGCCTATCATACTGATGCTCACCCATTGGTATGGAGTGTGGGACTATGGCAATCAGCCACGCCCTATAGTGTTAGACACCGAGCAGAACGGCAACTGTGTTATCTGGCTCTATTCCTTGGCATACATATATATGCCTCTAGCTATGCTGCCAGCCACCTACTTCTACAAGTATTGCTGGATGTTCCGCATACCGTTCATTTATTTCTTCGGCATCAACGCTGTGCGCCTCTATTATCAGCATTGGCTCATTACCCCAGAACAGCTAGAAGGACATCATATCATTATCATATTAACAATAATACTTTACATTTATGGTTTCGCCAAGATTGCTTGTGAGCGAGGTTTCAAACGCTCTTAGAATGTTACAGAATGGAGAGTGCGGACTGGATGCCATCCAGACGGAGAACGCTTTCCGATACATACAGTACTGCAAGAACGGAGTGAGCCACTTCGATGAGTGTACGGCGAGGGGCTGCATCGCCCAGATGTATTACTATGTGGATGATACCCACCGAGTCTATGCGCCCTTCATCGACTACGAGGAGGTGAAGGCTGAGTACGAGAAGGTTGCCTGTCAGATACCCGACTACAATGTGTGGGATTTTGCGGTAACCATGAATCTCATCTATTCCAACCACTACGACTTGGTTAAGAAGTGGTCTAAGACCCAAGAGTCCATTACCAAGAAAATATCCGATTTGTCGGTGAGTTTCCTCAATGATGAGGACACGAACCATCCTACCGACAAGATATTTTGGTATATGTTCGGCGGGTAGTCGTGTTATGGGAAAAATCTATTTCCGTATCATATACCTTTGTCACCATTAATCAAACTTTTAATGGTATATGACAGAGATAATTCATACATTCCTACAGGAGCACCTTTACAGGTCGGCGTTGATTATCGCCATCTGCATGGGTGCTCTTGTTGTATCTATGGGGGTTGACCTCTTTTTCGGCATTAAGAAAGCCAAGGAGAACGGTGAGGCTACCACCAGCAGAGGCTTCAAGAAAACGTGCGACAAGGCACGCAAGTATT